TTCATTACATTTTCGATATTTGTTGCCTGTTCTCCAGTTATAATATCTGACGCTTCTGGCCGTTGTTCTTGCTCTTCGATTTTAGGAACCGGAACATTTTGAGCTATATTCTCTTTTATTTGCGCAGTTAATTCATTAATTAATTCATCCGTTTGCGGTTCTCCCATTGCTTTGAGCCCCCATTTTAAAGCTACAACAGGATTTAATCTTGCCATAAGTGGCATAAAAATTTGAATGCGATTTATTCTGTCTTCCCTATTTTGCTCTTCAAGTGGATCAATTACAATTGAAACTTCATAATTTCCAAATTGTATATCATTTTCAATAAAATCAATATCTTTAAGTGCGTTTCCATTTTCAATTATACTTGCAAATAAATCTGAATATTGTTCCACAAATTTTTTAAATGAAATCTTTTTATCTTTAAAGCGTACACTTATCATTTTTAATTTTTCAACATTCTCTTGCTGTACATATTCTTTTATTTCTTCTGGTAATACAATCCGATTTATAATTGTATTGCTATATTCTTGTGAAGTTAGTGAAATTGGAATTTCAACATTGTATGCCAATTTATTTCTTACAATTTCCCATAAAGCCTTTCCGACATAACTTAAAGGCTTTGTAATTCTTGCTTTCAAAAGATAATTTGGTTGCATACCAAAAGTTTGTAATAATCTTATTCCATATCCAGACCTAATATTCCTTGGTGCTTCTCCTCTAATTACGTCTTTTACCGAAACTGTTTCATATACATTGAATAACCAATCAAGAATTCTAAATACACTATAATCAACAGAAGGAGGTATCATTTTTTGTGGCACTGCAAGTTGTGGTGGAATTCCCATTGCTTGCATATCCTCTGTATAATCAAATACAAGTGGCCTACCATTATCCGCATCATCTACCCATTTATATGGGTCATCAACAGAACCTTTTAAAAATTGCCATGGCCCTGTTAAATTTTTTGCTTGTTGATTTATTGTTAAAGACAATAATACGTTAATTAAATCTTGGATTGGCTTTTCACGTTCAAAATATCCAATAGAATATGGTGCATATTCAGTAGAATGGAAATTAGGAAATAAGACTTTTCTCCACATTTGCAAGTTATTTAGTTCACTTACAGTATCAGATAAAATCGTATCTCCCGCATAAATTGCTACACGATATTCCTTTACTGGCAATACAATTTTTTTACCATCTTTTATGACTGGCTCTGAAGTTACAGGATTAATTAGTTCCTTATTAACTATTCGTACATATTCATATTCAAGAACAGTAATTTTATCTTTTGAAGTTGAGTCAATTCCATTTATTTTATGCGCTGAATCCCATATTCTTTCCAAATCAAGATTTGGATTATTGGAAAATAGAAGTGAAAATTGATCAAAAAATTGTTCTTTATTTAAGGAAGTCTCATAAATTATAAATCTTGCATCCGTTCCGTCTGGTTTTTGACATTGTGGATCAAGAATGATATTGAATGGGGGAATTCTTTCTACAACGGGAAAACCTAAATTTGTAGACGAGAATCTAAATGGATCATATCTGACTCTACATGTTCCGAGTCCGCAAAGAATAAAATCTGAATATACTCCAATTAACTCATCACCAAGTGCAATATATTCAATAATCCATTTCATTAATCTCTGAATTAAATTAATTCTATCCAAATCATTTTCGTCTTCACCGCACCCAACAACTTGTATTTGTGGTTTGGAAGTAGATAGAATCCCAAGTTGCACATCATGCGTTTCCGCTATTCTATTTATCTGTGCATAAACTTTAATACCAGAAGGCAATAAATCTGGCGCTTGTTTCCCTTCATAATATTTATATGCTTCTTTTATTTTTTCAACCCATTTTGTATGGATAACTTTTGCAAGTTGCCAATTTTTTCTTATCTTTTCAGCCAATTCAAAATTATTATCTGTCTTTGCCATTTTTAACCTCTAAATAAAACGTTTCTTACATCTTCTATATTAACTTTTTTATGTATATTAAACATTTCTTTATCTTCTTTTGTTTCGACTTTTTCTTTTTTTTCATTAACATGTGTTATTTCAAGTTTTGCACATAATCTTTCAAGCGCTTCAATTGCATGAAAATCATTTTTCTCATAATTTTCCCATACGTATTTTGATATTTCATTAATTAAGTTTGTGCACTTTGGGCTAATAAATAACCGATTTGCCTTAAATAAATTGTAAAGAATAGGATATCTTACTTCAAAGTTAACATAATATGGCCTTATAATTATACCGTAATTTTTCCTAAAATAATCTGCTGGTGATAATCCATCTTTCTCTTTATGAAATGTTCTTGGGCATCCATATGTTGCCATAATCTGGAATTGCATTGTTAACCTTTTTGCACTTATAAAAGATGATACTTCATGCAATTTTGCATTATATTTATAATATTCATCAAAAACATAATATGTATTATCTTTCAACTTTGCAACCCATAACCAAACCATAGGGCTTGTATTACTTATGCCATAATCTTGTGCTTCAAATACTTTATCGACATTACCATTCATATTAATTATCTTTACATGTTTTTCAGTACTAAAGCAATCATAAATCAATCCTTCATAACCTTCATGCAATCCATTTAAAAACCGATCCACCATTGCTTTAGGCCACATTCTTTCCTTCTCTTCATAATAACCTTTAGGAAGATTTGGTGCATTCCACCTTGCTGGTGGTTGGAAATATTCATATTCTTTATTTTTATAAGGTCCTATAAATAATTTCCAACACCAATTATGCCCAGCTGGATTTGCAGTTATCCACCCAGATTGCAATTTTACATTTTTTTTTAACCTTCCACACAGAATATGCCATGCTTCTTCAAGTACTTCTTCCGCTTGTTCAATCCAGAACCATCCAATATCATAATTTTTTAATCTTTCGATTGTGCCAATCCTATCTATACCTCTCCAACGTATAATTGCTCCATTAGGGAAAATATGTGCATGTTTAGTCTCATTATAGAATTTCTTTAAATTTGGGAAATATTCATGAAAAGAAGCAAGAGTAGTATCTCGCAAATCTGCAAATATTTTACGTAGTATAATACCTGTGTTATTTGGAATTGTACTTAATCTAATCGATCTTAATATACCAGCTAATGTTTTACCATTGCCAAATTCACCAAAATAGCCACCATATTTCCAGTTACCATATACAAATTTATCTTGTATTGGATGTAGAACAATATTTTTTTGATTTAATTTCATTTTTTCTTCTGCTTTTTACTTCTCATTTTCTGTCTACGCTTACCCATCTTAATTAACTTTATACCGCCTTCTTTTCCATAAGTTTTCCACATTATCTTTCCAGCAACTGCCTCTGGATTTTCCGCCCCTCCTAATCTTGCTATTTCTGAAAGGGCTTCAAATCTTTTACCAGAACCAGGTTTAGTGGTTTTACGGATTTGCTCATATTTTTTTCTGGCCATCCGTCTTTGAGCAAGTGTGCTTGTTTTCCTCTTTTTCATTTTTTTTATCCTCCTATAATTCAAGTTCTTTATTATTTTCTATTTCCTCATCTTCAACTTGTTCCACTTGAAACGATCTTATTACTTTCAAAAAATCATCTTCGTTATCAGAAAATGATTCACCAAAAAATAATCTTAATGCCATTAATATTGGAGACTTCCCATATCTTAATAAATTATTTTCATATAGACTCGATATTGCAAGTTTTGCCCTTTGTACTATGTATTTATACTTCTCATCAATTTTAGCTAAATCTTCAAATTCTCCCTTACTTGAAAAACCTAAATATAAAATAAGTCCCGTGTATGTTGGCAAACTTGTTACATCAAAATACTCAATAATTTTATTATTTAATTCTTCTTCGCTATAGTTTGGTTTTGAGAAATTTATTCTTAAGCCATTCTCATATACATTTATTTTTGCTTCCCTATAATTCTCTTCGTTTTTTTCTATTTCATGATCTTCGTACATAGGTTAAAGTTATAAAATAATTTTATTCTTGTCAAGTGAAATCTTTTTTTATTTATTAAATAAATCATCGCCCAAAGAGTTTAATCTCTTTTTACATATCTCGACATAATTTGAATTTAGGTCTATGCCAATAAAATTACGGCCAAGTTCTTTCGCAACTACTGCAATTGTACCACTACCAACAAATGGGTCCAAAACTATTCCTGCATGGAAACCAGCATTACAATCACAATTGGTATAATCAATTTTACCAACTATCTTTTCTCTTGGCTTTCCACATTTATTACATATATATTCAGGACAACCTGCTTTAATTGGGATTTCAACTAAATTATACGGAAATACTGCAAAATGTTCACAACGAAATTTTTTAACAGGTATCTGCCAAACACAACGTTTATTGAGACCTATTATTTCACAGTTCAAAACACGTTTTCTATATTTTTCGAAATTTTCTTTTGACGTGGCATATTCATTTGAATTCATTTTATTCAATTCTGAAATGCCATATTTGGCTCTACTTAATGTAGAATCAGAAAAACTTTCAATTTGTTGTTCAAAATAGTATTTCTCATTTTTTGTAAAAAAAAAAAAAAAAAATAAATATTCATAATCTACCGTAAATCTGTCCCGAGCAGATTGAGGCATAGAATTTGGCTTCCACCATATTATCACATTCCTTACAATCCATCTCATGTTTTGCATCCCAATCGCAAACTTAAAGGGCACTAACAATAATGTTTTTGGTGGTAATTTCTTCGTACCACTTCTTAAACAGTATAGTTTCGATTTTCCATTTTTAAATTTATCTTGTCTACCTATAGTGGCATTTTTATTATTATAAGAATCATTAATATTTACCCACAAAGTCCCAGTTTTCTTTAATACCCTTTTTATTTCTTTGAATATAATAAGTAAATGTTCAATATATAATTCTGGCGTTGGTTCAAAACCTAACTGCCCATACCAAGCACTACATTTTTTACAAAACCAACTTTTTGTTTCAAACTTATGTTTACAATCACGATCTCCACCCCAAATAGTTTTTACCTCTTCGCCATAATTTCTCAAACCATAATATGGTGGAGAAGTCACAACACAATCTATACTCTCATCTGGGATTTTTTCTAAAATTTCAATACAATTACCATGAATTATTTTATTTACAAAATCATCTGGCCACTTCATAAATATATACTCCTTTTTATATACTCAATAAAATCTTCCACAGTAATCTCTGCTTCCAGATATCCTTTAAAATCACATATTTTACATCCAGCCCCTTCGCATTTCTCGCACCGATTGTGCAAGATTAGCATAGATTTATCTAATTTGAGTTTTTCAAATGTCATATTTTATCTTTTTTATACAAATTCAGTTTTATCAACGGCTTCATTGGGCGCCGGGATTTGGATGCCCAAAAAATCCAATGCCCACTGACAAATTCTATCAATATATTGACAAAATTCACTTTTACTTAATTTTGTCGTTGATTCTGGCACTAAAATATTCATTACTTCAACTTTATTCAAAAACATTTCTTTAAAAACTTCGTGTAATTCCTCTGGTGAATGTTCCGTAACTTCCGAAATTATCTGTAATACAACTCCCCAATAATATCTATTTTGTGAAAGACTTCGTTTTTTGTGAATTGGCTTGATTATACATTCGACTAATTTTTTTTCAAAATTCAACAAGTAAAATCTAAACAAATCACAACAATCTTGAGACGGAATAAATTGACCATTTTGAATTGTACCTTGGAAAATTGGATAAACTTTACTCATTACAGCTAATATCTATGGTATATCATTCTTTTTTTGTCTAATTTCTTATTTATCAATTTCTCAATTTTTTTTGTTATATACAACCCAATAAAATTAAAACACAAATCTTTCACACTAAATCCATCCCCGCCAATAAGTCCATATTCCTCATAAGGCAAAATTGCGTCTTTTATTTCCCACCATATGCTCCCAATTATGCAAATTCTCGTTGCGTTCTCTGTATTGAAACCGTAACATTTTAAAGAAATATATAGCATAGAAGTACCTAATGCATGTTCAAGTTTATCATATTTTAATATCAATCCATCTGTTGAATTCCACTTATCATGAGCAAAAAAATTTGCATAAGACAAGCTTGAAATAAATACTAAAAATAAGATATTTCTTAACATTTCGATTATGTATAAAGTTTTTTTGTTTTTAAATAATGATTATTAATCTCTTCGTTTGACAATTCACGATTAAAAATAAGAATCTCTCCAATTGAGCAATTCGAATAAAATCCCTCTTTATCTCTTCCAATTGTTATATTTTCTGAATTTGTCCCAATGCTACCAGATATTGTACCTAACAGATTTTGCACTCCATCTTTATAACCATACCATTTCCCAGTATTCTTATTATAAGTCATTGCAAGATGATACCAATCTCCAGGAGTAAATGTAAATGGAAATGCCGAATAAAATGAAATAGTTTTTATATAAGAAAATATTAGAATTGTTACGTCTTCCAATCCCCCAAGCAGTCGCATAATGTTTTGAAATAAAAATTTGATAATTACCAGTATAATTATTAATTGGCTTTACCCATAATATTATAGTTATTGCATCCGTAATGTTTAAACTTGGATTATGAGCACAAAAAATATAATCATTTACTCCGTTAAAATATAAATTATAATATTTTCCATTTTTTCCCCATTTTACGTTATTTAAAAATGTACCATGATTATTATTCCCGGATACATCTAACGTTATTTTAACTAAATCTTCCGTTGGATTTTCAGATTCAACTTTTACAACTGGTTGATTGGGCAAATATAACACAAGACCATCATTTAATGAATCTTGCGTCCTTTTTAAATAATGAATTTCCTTTAGCCTTCTTGCAAGCGGATTGCCATCATTCATTTTGACTTGTATACGTTTAGGCATATTTTCCTCCATTAATTATACAACCTTTATTAATTGTAACATAAATTACAACCTTTTTTGTTCCCATTAAATAACAACTTCCTCTAATAATACGGGCTCACAATCTTTTACATGTAATTTTAAGTAACCGATTTCTCTTGGATCAAAACCTGCATATTCCGCATAACCAGAAATTCCAATACCATACAATCTCTCAAAACTACCAGTGCATCCATACCATCGCAAATCTGGATGAATATATTCTGCACTATAATCTATTTTTTGCAAATTTGTATAATGCTGTTTTAATAGATTGTCTTTTTCAGAAATATATAAAATTCTAACTGGTTTTACTGTCTTCAACAAATGAGCATTAGCGCAAAGCATAACAGCACAATCACCCATCTTATTTTTTAAACGCATCTTAAGTGATGCCTTGATATTGGCATCCATCTGTTCCGGATCTTTTGCGTTTGACCGAAATTGAAAAATCG